GTGTTGGTCGTACTGAAGATGTACCGCAAGTGAATAGCCCAACCTTTGAGTGTTGGAATGGTAGTGGGTGATAGTCTCTTTCGCATAACCCGTCTGTTATACCTGAGAAGGTTGTACCGTGAATGTTCTCCCCTGTTGTACCTGGGCGAGTATCTCCTGCTGTGTAGTAACGCCAGACTCTATACTGTTCAATATTTACTCCTGTAGCATAAGATGTTTGACCACTTAGGATGCTATCGTGAACGGATATATTGCTTGCTGTTACTGAACCGAATGAGCTGTTTGAGGTGGCTATCCTTGACCCTGAGTGGGATATTCTACTAAACTTAACCTCTACGTTATCAGAGGTGTTAGAGCGTAGTGCATTAACAGAACTAGCGTTATAGTTACCAGTAGAACAGTGGAAGTTATCAAACAAAGCACCTTCTGTTGATGTAATAACGTCAATACCCTGTCCGCCAACACTTACAGGAGAACCCATACCAGAGTTACGGAAGTTCATCTGTGACCCGAACTGTTGTGCGGTGACAGGCTTGGTGATGCCTGAATAATCGACGTTGAACTTATCACCAACAGAAATAGGTATACGCCATGAACAACTAACCCATTCCATCTCGATTGAGCCACCACCACCTGTACCGAACTTGTAACGGTTCCCAAGTGTGGCGGACAGTGTGTTTATCGTAGGGCTTGCGGTTGCAGCGTTTTGCAAGAATACGTTACCAATAGTGATTTCGTAGCCAGCAGGAGGCAAAGCACCGCCTGTTGAGTTTATACCGTCAGAACCGAATCTAAGCGTTCCTGTAGCGGTATCAATCCAGCAGTAGTGTCCACGCCAATCATCAGTGGCTACGTTAGCATCAGTAGCGCTATCAGAGGTGTTAGCCCAGAACTCGTATGTTCCTGTAATTGTTCCGCCAGATGTATATGTGCCTGGGTCTGTGGCTGAGAAGTACTTTATAGTGTTAGCATCTATAACTTCAATCATTGTTCTAGTGGTGTTAAACGCAGTAGGAGTTATACCTGCTATCTCGACTACAGCACCATTAGTAAAGTTATGCCCTGTGGCTGTAGCAGTAATCCATCCACCAGTTGCATTTGTTCCATCGAACTCATCGGCATAGGCAGCGTTAGTAATAGTGGCAGGAGTCGGGTTGCGTAAGAACACGCCAGGATGCCAAGCTAACCTTCCGTTGGTTGGTATTTGATAAGTGTCAGTTCGGGCAGGAGTTCCAGGAGTTGTACCAATCTGGAAAGGTTTCCCTTTAACAGCAATATTAGACTGGTTATTTAACCCGTTTATAGTCCATGTTGAACCTTCAACACCTACAACTTCTATCCAACCCCAACGGTCAGTACCAGAACCCAAAATATGGTCGATACATACTATTGCGCTAATACCAGTCAAAGTATTATTATCAGGGAAACTAACATTATTCCATTCGCTTAAAAGAAAATATCCGCTTGCTGGCATTGCAGCACCAGGAGTTAAAGGAGCAGCATTAAGACCAGTCGAATATACACCCTGTAAAAGTCCAGAACCACCACCTGAACCAGTAATCACAGTATCATAAGCAGGAACAGTACCCGAACCACCATCGTACGGTATCAGGCGTGTTTGATCTCCACGAATTTTAATGTCACCACCCAAAGTTGAGCTACCCGTAACAGAACTTATAATTGTAGAAGTAGTCGCACCAGTACCAAAACAAGTATGTGTATCTATAGTAAAAGCAAACCCTAAATTGTTTACTACGTCAGAACCAGTACGTCCTACAAGTTCACGCAAACGAGTATCTGCTACAAGGTTAAATGTTGCCACGAGTCAAATCTTCCTCTGCTACTACAGTACGTTCACCATCAACCGTTAAAACTAGAGCGCCCTCTTCAATGATGTCTGCTTCGGGATTAGTAACGTCATCTTTAGCTATATAACCATCGGTTTCTATCTGGTTTATTAAATCCATATCTGTATTACGATCTAAAGTAACCTGAGCATTTTCTAAAGTATAAGTGACGTGTCGTGTTGCCATTAGCTGTAACTCAAACTTTCTCTGTTGTCCCAAACGTTGTCAAAATTGGCGTTTCCATCGGCCCATTTTTTCGTCAATCCTGAGGTTGTATCTAGGCGTTTGATTTGCCATACACCGTCAGAAGAGGCAGAGCCAAGAGCAGCGTTTCCTATATAGGTTAGCGCCCCTACTTTCCTGATTTCGGTTCTGTAACTTACAGTGCCGCTTATACCTTCGATTGCGGCGATAATGTCGTCTTGTTTTGCTTCAGTCGCTCCGCCGGTAGTTGACGAGCCTCCGCCCATAACGACTGAGCCGCCTTTGGCTTTGTAGAACTCTTTGCCGTCTGAGAGGCGTACTGTGATGGCGCGCTTAGGGTCGCCTTCGTATGCTGTTAAAAGTTGTTTTGAGTCTTGAGGTAGTTGGGCTAACAAGACAGAAAGTTCTTCTTTGAGTTGTCCGGCTGTTAACGCTTCTAGGTTGATTGTCGGAGAGAGTTCTAGTTTGTTGAGCGCTTCGATTACTTGGCGAGACATGTCGACTTGAGTGGCGTTATCGGGCTTGTTTTCTTTAACGGCGAGGAGGAGTTTCGCGAAGTTGCCTTCGAGTTTTTCGTCAATATGTTCGTTAGAAAGGACAATTGCTCCAGCGACAGCAGTAGAAAGCTCCGAAATTATTTGTGTGATTTCGCTGTTGTCTTTCGACAGGCTCGTATTAGCAAGGATTTCTTGCGCTACTTTTTTTGCGAACAGTTCAACGTCAGCGTTTTGCTTAACGGTAGCAGCTTGCTTTTGTTTGTTGGCGATTTGTTCAATCTTATTAGCCATGACTTTTAGTCCTCCGCTAATAATCTATCAACCTCATCCTGGACGGCTCGGCGTGCTAGCTCGACAAACTGTTCTTGGTGCGTGTGAGACAAAGATGGCGCGAGTACTCCGCCCGGCATTTCAGGGAAGCCTGTTATTGCTGGAGGGTTTAATTCTTCTTTGAGTATTGCTACCCAGATGCAACGGCAATTGAAATGTATTGGCGGATCGAATTGTGTTCGTTTGTATGACGTTTCGTCTAGGACTTTGCCGTCTAATTCCGAGCATTGAGGGCAAGTACTTCCGTCTAGGACCGCTGAATATTGGTAGGCGTAAACTTTCTCGCTGTTAGCGGAGAACACGTCTTTGCGGCCTCTGTTGATGCCTGCTGCGACGGTCGCTACTGCTGTGAGTCCTACGTTGGAATCGAAGAAGTTAGCGAACACGTTGCCTATAAGGGCCATGACGTCTCCGAGGCTCAGTTGTGTTTTGGAAAGTTGGTCTTTACGGCGGCCTTTGAGTACTTCGTTTTGTATCTTGTAGATCAGGTCAGCGAATTGTTTGTCGACTATAGCTACAGCGTTGTCACGGAAGTAATCTTTAGACTCTTTAGGGGTTGCAGGAGCTTTGACGGCTATTTCGTCTGCTGACGTGTTCTTGCCCCAGATGTAGGCTTCGAGGCCCGCTTCTTTAAGGACTTTCACGTATTGGTTTTTGAGGTTCTCATCAAACAACGTTTTCTCGTTGATTTTGTCGTATTGGCCTTTGTCTATTAGTGGGCCTATTTTGAGTATTGCATCGGAGACGAGTTGATCCCAGATTGGTTGTACTTGTCTTGTCACGTCGCTTTCGAGCGTGTCGAGTTTAGAGTTGAGCGCTGTAAAGTTGATACGTCTTTCAGCGACAGTCAAGTCTCGTTTCCATAGCATGCCTCCGTCGACGGTTGGCAGCGAGAAGTTCTCTTTGCCTGTAGGAGAAGGATTCTCAGGTGTTGGTGGGTTCTGTTCAGGAGGAACGGTTGGTGGTACCGGAGGGACAGGAGGAGGGTTCTTAGCGGCTTCTTCTTCCGCTTGTTTTTGTTCTTCTTGGGAGTCGTATTCGATCTCAAGTTTGTCCGCCATCTTTTGTACGATTCCAAGAGCAACCGTTTCAGGCAGCTTGTCTTTCTCTGTAAGTTTTATGAACGTTTGTTTGATGATGTCGATTGTTGAGTCCGTGATGTCTTCGAAACGGAACGTGCCATATTCAGGAGTTTCAAAATTGAATTTGTACAAGTCAGGTAGAAGGTAGCTTGTGACGTGTTGTTCTACACCTTTACGGATCGACATGAGGGCCTGAACAAAAAAGTCTGACTGGTCTTGCGATAACGAATATGAACCTGTTTTGGAGCCTGTACCTAACAAGATGAACATAGCAAGGATAGAGCGCGCCATTTCGGCGTTCTGGAACTCTATTAGAGGCAACAGGTCCATATTGTGGGAGTTGTTGAGCGTATCGACTTCTACGCCATAAGGAACTCCGATGGTTGCTTTAGTTCCTACATCGTCGACAGCGTCAGTAGTTTCGTCGAGTTCGTCTTGTCCTCCGCCTTCGCGGCCTTTAACGATTTTAATTTTGAAGGCGTCCGCTTGAGCTTGTTGTTCTGCTAGATATAACAGGCGTCGTTTCTTATCATAGGCGCTGTAGGCTGCCGTGAAAGCGCTACGGCCTTTAAGCGTGTGGAACTCTTTGCCGTACGTGTAAACCCAGCAGCGTTCCATAGGAATACGGATGTTGTCTTCGTAGCTAGAGCCGATGAAAGCTCTTTGCCTTAGGCCGTTGAAGCCTCCTCGGTCGTCTGTACGGATCGTGACTGTTGTAGGGTCGCGCCAAGCTATTTTTTTGTAGACAACTTTGCCTTCTTCGCTTATAGTGTAAACCTTTTCGAAAGCGGCGAAGCCTTCCACTACAGCGCGTAATGCTTGTGCGAGTACCAGGTCGAATGGTGTGGACATGCCGCCTTTGTGAGGGGGAGTTCGAAGTTGTTCTTCTACCCAAGCAGATTGTTCTACAGCAGCAGGGTTGTCGGGGTCGTCCGCTTCGATAGTCCAATTGCTGCCTAATATCGGCATCACTATCGTGTTGTAGAGAGCTTGTACGGTTCCGTCGTTGTCGAGCATATCTTTGAAGTCTTCAACTTGGACTTTCGACATGTCGACAAATTCGTCTTCAAATATTGACGGCATCGACCCAATCATCGACGTACCGATTTCGATTGTGTTGGGCGCAGCAGGTTTTGCGAGGTCTACTGAGTTGTTGTTGTTTTTGCCCATTAGCCCCTCATACCTCTGTTGACCAGTTCCGAAACGTTTCTTCCAGCTGTTGCTGTGACGCGTGTCTCAGTGCTTAGTATATCAGCAAGTGTGTATATGAATGAGTCAGCTTCGTCACAAGATTTTCCGCCGTGACGTTTTTTCCATTCGTCCTTAGATTCTACAGCGAGAGTTCCTTTGATTGTGAAATAGTATTTTCGTGTCGAGAGCTGCATGATGAGTTTCTCATCGTCAGGTATTGCAAGCAGGCCGGCTTCGAACATGACGCGGGCGCGCCACCATAGTTGAGAGATCAAGTTGGCAAATTCGATGCCTGTATCGTCAGGTCTTGGCTTGCCTCCGTTGTGTATCTCTACGATTGATCTGTAGCCTTCGTCGTACAAAATATCGTACACTCCTCCTCCGAGGCCGTCGACGTCTATGAAGATTCCGTTGGGGTGAGGACGGTCGAACTGTCTTATCAGGCCGACAGTTTCGGTTGTTGAAGTGTAAGGGTTCTTGAGCTGGTAAGGAATAAAGCCGCCATATCTTGGTGTGAGTACTGTGTTGTCGTTTCCGAAGCGGGCCGGGTCTACTCCGAGATAGAAAGGGGCGTCTTTCGATTCGGCTTCTATCTTGTCTCGGTGTTCTTGTGATGCTGCGCGTTCTAGGTGTACAAGAGGAATAACTGTGTTGGAGGATTGGGAAGGGAAATTGCCGAGCACACGGGCTTGAAACATGGGCGAATCTATGCCCCAAGAGTCAGCTTTTTCTTTTACCCATCTTGGAGTTACTAGGTAAGGATTGACGATTTCTACTGTGTTGAGGTCTACCATCATTAGGTCTTCGATTGTTTTGATGCCGTTGTTTTTGAAGTTGGGAGAATCGAAAGCTGAAATGTGTATTCTGTGGCAATGTTCCCAACGGTAATGGGAGTCACGGAACGAGCCTGTGTCTGAAGTAGGGTTGCCGATCATAAGCATTCGGGCGCCTTCGGATGTCATCATACCTTCCATCGCTTCGAAAGCGGGTTCGGGTACACCAGCGGCTTCGTCGACGATGATGAGGATGTCTCCTGAAGCGGCGTGGAATCCTTGTAGTTTGTCGGGGTCTGCGCTGGACGCTCCGATTGCATACCAGTCTTCGGCTAGGTCGAGGCGGGTCTTGAGGGGTTCTCCTCCGAGTTCTTCTTTTGCTTTTTGGTGGGCGGCTCTAAGTTCACGCCATAAAAGGTTCTCTACTTGCCTCATTGTTGGTGCTGTTGTTACGACGATAGATTGAGGGCGGGTATATAAAAACCATAGGCCGAGATGGGAAGCTACATACGTTTTGCCGACGTCATGGCAGGCCCTCACGGAAGTGTAACGGTTCTTGAGTACCGATTCCGCTATTTCTTCTTGCTTGTACCAGAACTCGCCGCTGAATATTTCTTCATTGAAGAAGCCTGGGTCATCTTTGAAAGCGAGAGCGAGGGTTTCCTCCTCCTCCTCAGTTAGTTTCTCCACGATCTTTCAGCCTCTTGTCTGCGCGCGCAATCATTCCTGCTAGCCCGCCTATATTTCCGCCGTCAGCATCGGTTATAGCGTGACGTGATTTCTCTTCGTGGTCTTCAACATATTTGAACCAGGCTGTTACTCTGCGGGCGTCTCCGGTCTTGAGGAGTTCTCTGAGTAAAGCTGATACGACTTTAGGGGTTGCAAGACGAGCCCAATGTCTCCAGTCGAGCTCTTTGAACTCAGGAGGGACTTCTTTTTGCTTCCAATCGCTGATCGTTTTCGGTCGTACCTTCAGGTAAGAGGCAAGCTCTTTTTGTGTTTTGATCTTGGAAAGTTCAACAACGAGAGGGTCGGCAGCGAACAATTTTTCTGCGAGATCGTCAGGAATGTCATGCGGCATTGAACGCCAAATAACAAACGCTCTATATTCCTTTTCCTTGTCTGCCTTGAATGGGCGCTCTGTAGCGGCCATGTTCTTATTGTACCTTATCTTCGTAAAATGCTTTCAGAGGGTAGAACACGAGGGTGTTGCGGTAGCCCTCTGGTGCGGTCAAGTGGATTGGTGTTACGGCGTGTACGTTGTGCCAGGCTGGGTACACGAGCATTGAGTTGTCGGCGCTGTCAACTGTTATGTCGTAATCGGGGACTGTTGTGTTGCCTCCTTTGGAGTGTTGTCTTTTTGCGATGATGACGTTGACGCAGCCTTTGATGTTTGCTTTGTCGATGTGGTGTGCTGCTGAGATGTTGTAGTTGCTGATGCTTGAAGTGAAGAGGTTTCCGAACCGCCATTGTTCGGGTACGTGTTCCTCGAATATCTTCTTCTGTTGTTCGTAGATGTCGGGGGCTGCGTCTTTGATGATTTGTTCTGAAGCGAGCGCGAGTTTCCACATAGCCTTTATGAACGTTTGTGCGCTTTTTTCTCGGTGTACGGAGCTAATGGTGTGGTACATTCTCCGCATATTGGGCTTCTTTGGGACGGAACCGACAATTGTTGAATATTGGAGCACTTCGTTTGCTGCGTCGGCTAGGCCGGAGGATCGTCTCATTACGCTCTTAGGTACTCTGTCGCTTCTGAGTTCGGTGTCTGCAATGTTTGCAAGGTTGGCGGCTTCGCCGTTGTGCGCGCCTATGTCGCGGATGTAGAAGCCTACGGGGGTTCCGTCGAGGATGAACATTGTGTCTTCGAGTACGTTGGGTGGGTTGTTGGGGGCGGGGTCGCCAATCTTTACGTTGTGTTCTTTTTGTACGAGTTCAAGCTGTTTCATTTTTTATGATCTCCCTTACTTCGGCTTTCACTATTTCGAGTGGACGGTTGTTGTCGACTATGTGGATTTTGGCGATGTGTTTTGTTTTGAGCATGAGGTTTATGTGGAGGTTGACTTTTTGTAGGTATGTTGCGGGGTTGATTGTTTTGCCTCGGAGGGCGATTCTTTCGGCGTTGTTTTGGTAGGTGGTGTCTAGATAGATGATGACTGGTTGGTGTGTTTTGGAGAGTCTTTGTATGTCGATTTGTTGGGAGTAGTAGACGCCTGCGAGTATCAGGTTTTTTTGGGGGTTGTCTTGTATGAGTTTGAATACGTCTTTTTTGAGCATTGAGGAGAGCGAGTCGGCTCCGGCGGAGGTTTTGCCTACGATCCAGTTGTTGTCGAATATGCGGAGGAATATGTTTTCGGTTTCTTGTATTGGGTAGTCGATTACTGCTGATTTGCCTACTCCGAAGTTGCCGAGGATCATAAATGCTTTTTTCATCTTGACTCCTGGAGGTATAGGGGGTCATAGTTTTCTTTGCGGTATTGCCAGAGGGTTTCCCAGGCGACTCCTTCGGGGATGCGGGTTTGTAGGGTTTCGATTTCTTGTCTCATGCGTTCGATGTAATAGCCGACGTAGCGTTGGCCTTTCATATATTTTTTGTATGCGCATAGGGTGGTTTCTATTTGGAAGACGTTGCCTCTTTTTGTTTGGAGGTATTCGACGAATGTTTTGTGTAGTGTCGCGGCGCGTTCTTGCGTCAGGGGCTCTTCTATCCACTCAGGGTGTCCGATTGCGTAGCAGATGCCGTTACGGCACGACTCGGCTTCGATCATGTTTAGGAACGCAGGGGCGTGCTTTACGGGCGTGAGGCGGTTGAGTGTGTCTAGGTAGTTGAAGGTTGAGAAGCGGCCGAAGTGTTTTATGGCTGTGATTTTGTCGTAGGTTTCTTGCCAGTTGCGCGCTGTGGAGAAGTAGCGGTGTTGGTCTGTTTGTACGAGGCTTCGGTATGAGAGGAATGCGGGGATGAAGGCGTTGGTTGTTTTGATGCGGAGGCGGTCTGTTTGGAAGATGAGGTTTTTTTTGTTGGCTTCCCACCAGCGTTTGAGGCGTTCGGGGTCTACGGTTTCGTAGTCAGGAAATTCGTTGTAGATGTAGAAGGTTGTGGGTGCACAGTAGTTTGTGCCGTAGAGGAATGCGAGCCAGTAGCGTTGGGATTGGTTCATTTCGAATCGGTCGGCGAGATAGTCGAGGCAATCGACTGCGGGGTCGATGTCTCCGGCTTCGAATGATTGGTTGTGGTATTCGTCGTATGTCAACATGGTGGTATCAGCTTTGCGTTTTTGAATCCTGAACGTTTCATAATGTCGTTTGTTGAGGCGTAGTATGTGACTTCTTCTTGTTCGTCGTAGGAGGAATAGAGGGGCCTTAGCTCGTTTCTCATTGGGGTGATTTCTCGGTTGGGTCCGAGGAGGAGTCCTGCGAAGGTGCGGCCGTCTTGTTTGATGAAAGCCCAGGGGTCTTTTGCTCTCAGGACGAGTTCTCCGTCGTTTTCTGTGTTGAGTTTTATGTTGTATGCGGCTTCCATTTCTGTTTTGGTGCGCATGTCTAGGGTGCCGTTGAATACGAGGGCGTTGCCTTCAGCTTCGAGAGGTTGGTTGTTTGAGAGGGTTTTCCAGTCTCCGCTGGTGGAGTATCGGAAGTGGGCTATGAACTCTGCGGGGCGTTCGCGTGTGAAGGAGTTTAGGAATTTTTCGTATTCGAGATACTTGCGTGTTTTGACTTTGCCGTCTTTGACGAAAGCATACCCGAAGGCGTGTAGTCCTCTTATGCGGCTATTTTTGAATAGCATCAAGACTTTGTGTTGGTCATACCCTTCCGTGGCTCCTATTACGGCGCACACGATTAGTCCTCTTTGGGTAAATCTGCAAGACGATCTATGAGGAATTGTCCTACGTCCATACCTCGGCCGCGCCAATATTTCACTAGCTCGAAGGCTTCGTGGTAGTTGTCGGGGGCGAACTCGATCATTATTGCTTTGAGAGAGTTTTTTTGTAGGAGAGACAGTTTTTCGTCTATGCCGTCGTTGCCTTCTAGGCTTGTGTAATCGGGTTCGGAGTAAGAAGGCATGTCGACTCCCCACATTCCGAGTTCTTCCGGCGGCCATTCGTTAGCGAGTTTGTCCCAATCGTCGTCGCCGTAGCCGTGGTTGTGTTTTACGATGCGCGCTTTGATGATTTCGACGGGCGTGTCTTTGTCCATCACCGTGCAAGGTACAGCCTTCATTTTGAGGGCTTTTGCGGCGCGCAAGCGTTGGTTGCCTCCCATTACGACGTATTCTCCGTGGTTGTCGTAGACGAGGAGGGGTTGATGATTGAGGAACTCTGGATCTTCCGTTAGGGAAGTTTTGAGGCGTTCGAAGCCGTCGTCTGTGATAGAGCGCGGGTTGTCTGGTACGCCTTCGACTTGGCCGTTGTTGTTTGCGAGTAGTTTGGTTTCTATCTCTACGATCTGAGGAGTGTTTTTTGTAGCTGACATAAGGTTCCTTTCCCAGCTTTTATTTTATATCACTATTTCAGAACAACCGTAGCTCATCCCACTCAGAGTCATCTTTTTTTGTTTCATTGTTGTTAGATATTGTTCGTAAATTTCTATATAAGTCATTTTGTTTCTTTCTCTTGGTTTAATAACAAGCCCACAATCTTTAGAGCTGTTGTTTTAACACTCAGGTCTACATCTTTACCTGTGACTGTTCTATCGTCTCCTGTCGTATATCCAGCATCGTAAGCATATTGACATAAAAACGTCAAGGATTCTTCTACTTGTCTTGTAAGCCCAGACACGTTCAAAGGCATAAAATGCTTCTCCCAAATAGTTGTGCTTATAGTTGAACAGAACCCTGTAGTAACATCCTCACCAGGTTTTACTAATGCAGTCCATTCGTAATCATTATCTTTACCATTTAATATTTCATGCCCTGGTTTTAGTATCCATGTTTGTTGTTCATTGTTCATGAGTAATGTTCCATGCTTTCTATCTGATCATCTGTCATATAAGTTTCGCTAGGTTGCATTCGTGCTGGCATCGCATCAAATATTTCCTGGTTAAAAAATGATTGTTCAGACAATTCTTTTAGTTTCCTGTTACGTTTGTTGTAGCAAGAGTCACATAGATTATCGCTGTAATCGGGATGTTCGTTTGTCGTATATAATTTTTTACATTTTGTGCAATTGTTCATACAGTACCCTCCTCAACCCCTGCTCTAGATTCAATAAGATCATCTAGAATTTTCTTCTCATACTCGTATTTCTCTTTCATGTAATGAGTAAATATTTCTTGAGCACGTCTTTCCCCTCCATACCGATTCAAATTTGCTGTCTTGTAAACTTCTGCGAAAAATTCTTGATCTTCATTCATTATTCTTTAACTCCCTAAACCCAATGCGTCCTTTTTATATTTAGTAAACCAAACTCGTGAATAGGGAAGTTTTAATTCACGCATAACTCGACTCCTAAGCTCCTTTAAGATTTTGTCAGCTACATTGAAAGCCTCTAGATCATTACCAGCTAAAGCCATTTCAGAACATTGCATAATTTCTTCCACCAATATATCTACTATTTCTTGATCTGTTGCTCTAATTATTTTTACATCTGCCATTATTCTTTAACTCCCTAAACCCTCAAGCAACTTGATTTTATGATTTATTTGAAATAGTTTTTCTTTTAACTTTACATATGTCTTTATTTTCTCGGAAGCAAGAACTCCACCCATTTCCATGCCGTATGTTCCTGCAGTTCTTTTAATTGAGGCCTCAAGCATATCCATAAGATGTTCAGTTTGGAATTTCTTTTCTTTTAATCTTTTTAATTTACGCTCGCTCATTTTGTTTCCTTCTCTCCTGTTATAAGACTAAACACCGCGTCTACTGCTTTGTTTGTTATTTTCTTGTGTTGTTTGCTGTCAGCGAAATCAGACTCACCAATATCGTTAGCATGACCTATAAGAATTGTTTCTATTTGTTTTCGGGTAGCATCAACATCAAACTCAACAAAAAGTGCTTCTAATTCTTTGGAGAACATGTGCATTTCTTTTTCGCCATTTGATATTCTTATGATTGAACCGTCTGGGTCATCATCATAATTTTCTGCAATAAATATTGGTTTGCGTAGTATATATGTCTTATCTTCACTACCCATTAGACACCCCTAAACGTTCAATGCCCTGTCTAGCAGTCTTAAACATCTCTACTAAAGCATTAGGCGTGTTAATCACATATTCATAAGTATTCAAACAAGTACTTCTAAGATCACCATATTTAGCTGTTACTAAGACTCGCTGTTTATTACCAGTTAAATATTTAGAGTTTGGAAATACCCATAAATCAAATTCGATTTCTTCTTGTTTTTCCATTAGTTTGTTTTCCCTTCACCTGAAACAATATGCACAATAGCTTGTAAAGCTTCTCTAATATTTTCATCTGTTTGATATATCATCTCGTCCACAGTCCAAAGTCCTTTTTTGAGTTTACGTTCTGCAATACCTCTACGTTCATTGACCATTTTTAATTGTTCTTTTATGGCTTCTAGTTGTTCTTTAGATAACCTAAAAGGCTCTTTATAATCTTTATCGAAAATGCTTTTACGTAAATATTCTTTATAAATCATTGTTACCTACCCCTCAACCGCTTCATTAGCTTTTCTAACCTGTTCAATAAGTTCTGATGAATGATAATCACAGTAATAAGTTTTAAGCATAATAAAAGCTGGTTCACGAGGAATAATATTGATATATTCTTGACATCTTTTACACATATCTTCTGACGAAAATAACACTACGTCTTCACTAATATAATATTTTTCTTGTTTTTCCATTGTTATATATCCTCTCTCTAAACCCTCTTATGTTTTCCTATAACTTCTATGATTCCTAAACCCAACAATATCCATACCGCTGTAAGACTAAACGTGTAAGCATTAACAAGTTTGTCCCCAGCGATATAAAATAAAGCTACACCTATAAAGAACATTTATGTTGTCCAATAATGATTAGGTGATATTGAATAATAGATTAATCCTGGTATTCCTATTAGTGCGAAACTCCACATGATTTGTTTTGTTAAACTGTGTGGTGTTTGTTGTCTTTGATAATTAGCTTGTGGTTTCATAATTTGTTCCTTTATTTTCTTTTGTTTATTAACTGTTCGATATATTCACACCAGTCTTTAGTGGTGCGTTGTTGAGCTAACATCCTTCCGATCTCTAAAGTTTCTGTTGTTGTGAGTTCGTATTGTTTCTTAGGATAGTTCTCTGGTGCTACTACTAGGCTTCTAGAGTTGATTTCGGTTCTGATCTTATATTCTTTGGCTTGTAACTCTTTGCGTTGCATACGAGCTTCACGTAATAGTAGAACAAGTGTTGGTGTTTCTAAGTCCTTATACATAACTAGAAAATTTCACCAGAAAATTCGGCTAGGTTATCACCATCAAAGTCAGGTTGAATATGTTCATCCATTAGTTTGTCTATAGCTAACTTTGCTTCGCTCATAGTGAGAGCCTCAACCTTCTTATTGGAACAGTTTGTTTTGTACCATTCTTTATACGCATCAAAAGCTGTGATGCTAGATTTCTTTAACTCGTCTAGTTTGAAGTTGATTAGTTTGATTTGTTTTTCTGAAATCATTTTAGAACTATTATATGATGCGCCTTGATATTGTTCTGTTGGTTGATATTTCGCATCATCTGCATCATCGTTATTTCCTATAGCAAACAATTTTTGCAAAGCATACTTGTCAGCATATGAGCCTGTCGCACCTGAGAGTTGAGATTCGTTATTTGTAGGTACACCATTCTTGTTGAGTGTTGGTGACATCATTTCCGCTTGAGCTTTAGCCGATGCAACAGCAACCCCATCACTTACCTGTGCGCATGATTCAATGAATAACCGTCCAGCTATTTCAATCACTTGACTATCCAATGTTACTACTAGACCATGTTTTAGTAATGCAGGTTTAGCCGATTCCAATATTTGTTCTGCACTTCTTGATGCATAAGGGACAGCACTGTTTTTCTTTTTTGGTGCTGTGATTTCTGATTGTACTTCAGCAAATTTTTGTGTGAATGATTGTTGTTCCATTATTTTGTTCCTTTGATTATCTGATTGACCCTTTGTTGTGTTATCTGTAACACGTCCGCTATGGCTTGCAACGTATAGCGTTGCTGTCTTGCTTCTATAATGCTTGCGCGTAGTTCTGCTCTAGCTTCTTTTAGTATCTCGTCGTTATCTTTGCATTTAAGATAAGCACTTTTAACTTTGATTAGTGGTGTCATAATGTCCTTAAAATAATGTTGTTTGTTCATGTAGTGACCAGATGATTGCTTTTCTTCCTGAGCTACCTGGTTTTGTTTTGCCTGTATCGAATACTTTGCCGTCAGTTTCTAGTTTTTTTCTAGCTGTTCGTGTTCCTGATGGACTGTATTTTGTTGTGAGTGTAACAACCTCGAATATTTCTTCATCTGTTTTATCTCCTGTAAATAATATTGCTTCAACTAAATCTTCTAGATTTTGTTTTGATTCGTCTGTCCTAGAGTTCATCGCTTCAATGCTTGTATGTCTCATCGGTTTATCCCGTTGTGTGTGATTGCTTGTACCCAAAGGACAGCTATAGTTGCTATGATTCCGCAATAGATCGGATAGAGACAATAGTTAAGTTTCATTATTCGCCTTTCATTGCTGCGTCTACACGCTCGTCATAATCAGCTTGACCGCTATCAATATATTCTTGATGAGCTTGATCTTCTAACTCGTCTATGATTCCTGCGTATTCTGCCCAGATGAACATTTTTAGACCTTGAATATAAATATATGTGAGGTCTGTGACGCATGCCATGATTTCTTGAAACTTGTTATAGTCTTTGAAATCTTCTTCCGTTAGATCGCTCCCATGATAATCAGCTAGGTCTTGTGCTAGTTCTGATATTAGTGTTATAAATTTTCCGTTAGTAAATTCTTTAGACATGTGCTTCACCGCCATTCATTGCTTCAAGTGCAGATGATTGCACATCAGCTGCAACGAATCTTATTTCCCATAGTTGATCTTCTAGAAATGATATTTCTTTAGGGTCTGTTGCTGTTTCGAGTTGGTCTTGTATTTGTTTGTATGTCATCATTGCAGTTCCTTTGTTTTTGTTTATACCTATATACTAAACCATGTATTTAGTAATTGCAAGTCTTTATTTAATTAGCCTGTGACCTGGACTTATACGTATGAAACTAGCTTTGTCCGTAGAAATGTGATAGAAAATAAGCATGAAAAAAACGCCTTGATAAAAAATATCTTGGCGTTTTACTAATTCTGGGGGAATTATGAAACTAAATATAATACAAAAACAAGTCCATAGAAATATTCTGTTCATCATTTTGATAATAATATTTTTTGTTCTAGGGATGTTAACAAGATCGGCATATGCAGACGAGCCTAAAGGCAAGAAAATATCTAGCGAACCTATACCGCCCAGACCAGAGTTTAAACCTAACGTTTTGGTGACTACTACTACTCAAGTTGAAATAATACAAGCAAAGGTTGCTGTAATACCAGAAGAAGGTTTATCACAAGTAGTAGAAGTTCCTGTAGACGTTAGAGACTGGGTTGCACAATGTAAAGAGTGGGCAGCAATGGCTGGTATCGAATTGCCACCTAGTGCTATTACTTTGTTAGATCGCGAATCAGATTGTAACCCTAATGCTCAAAATCCTACATCTTCTGCTTGTGGTATTGCTCAAAATATTAGAGGGTGTGATTCTATAGGTTATGGTTACGACCCTGTAGCCCAACTAATATGGATGCATGGGTACGTTATGCAAAGGTATGGTAGTTGGGATAATGCTCTGGCTCATAGTAGTAATTATGGTTGGTATTAGAATCTAATCTTTTAATGCTTTTTCTAGTTCGTCTTGGATTTGTTCTATAGGTTTTGTTAGTGCTGTCATATAATCACAATATTTTAGATGCCCACCGATTATCGCTTCGTGTTCTATACGCATGTTAGGTATGCCATAAGACTGAGCTACTATCAGACCGTGTAATGAGCTTGAACATATTGTTTCGCATTGGCCTATCTGATATATAATATCGTCCACAGGTTGTCCACAATCGATTACTACATCAGCCCAGTCGTATTCATTTTGATCTACATAATGACGCACCACGCCTGTCTTAAATTTTATTGGTGGTCGTTTCCAATAGCGTGAAACCAGTAAACCCGGATCGCCAAGTATTCCATCGTATCCTATTATGTCTGCTGTGATCTGTCCTCTTACAGCTCGTACATCAAATTGTTTATCTATTAGAGCGTCCCAGCCTACACCTGAACCCCATATCGTGCAGCCTGGTGGTGCTAAATCATTTGCCATGTGTAGGATCGTTCCTGAAGTAATCAGTTGCGCTTGGCGTAAACCTACCTTAGTGATTTGATAGCCCATCTTTTCGAGAATGCAAGCTCCTAGTTCATCACCGAAGTTGTTTATATATTTTGGTCGCCACCACCATACGTCGATTTTATTTGTGTTTGAAGAAAGCATTAGTCTCCTCATAATGTTTGAATCGTGTTGTGATATGTCGGCCGTGTTCTATATTGTATTTTGTGTAACATAGGTAGTTGAATATACCCATTTCCATCACACCAGTATGTTTCGGATCATCGAAATAGTATCTAGGAATATCGTGGCATAGGCTCATTACTGTTTGTCGATCTCCACCCACTACCCCGCAATTGAGTAGAGTTTCGTTTTGATCTAATAGCCGTATGATTTTAGGGAAGTGTTTGCTCATCCATAGACAACCTATTTTTGATTCTTCATCGCCTACATATAATATATTTTTTACTATATTGTCGAATGGGTTGTTGAGTAGTTTAACGTCTGTAGCGTCAACACAAAACACGTTATCGATTTCTGGGTGATCTCTCAAATATTGGTATTGGCTTAACCATCTTTGAAAGTAAGGATTTATTTTAGTATCGACTCTCACATATTTAACATGTTCGCTATCTTCCATATCGAAACAGTCATTAAGGATTATTAGCTGATGGTTTTTGCATGATTCAATTAGCGGTTCAAGTCCCAATTGGTCTGCTTGCCAGGTTTTGTTTCGTTGTGGATCTTTATGTTTCACGAAATATGATGTGAGTATAATATTTCTAGGCTGTTTGTATTGGCAATAGTTTTTAGATAGATAGTTTTGTTCATATATTTTTTTGTTTATCGGTAATAGTTCGCGTCTTACTTCGCTAGAAATAGTACCTTGTGCAAGTTCATGTTCGTCTTGAGAATATATTATCTGGTTAGAATTAGGGATGTCTCCATATCGAAATGATGTTAGCTGGTTATTGTATATTCGGTTAGATATGTCACCATGTTCAAAACCCCATTTACCGTAGCTAATATCGTAACCGCCCACAATGTCTAGGACTTTCCGGTCGAAATATAGCATGCATCCTCTAGGATGTGAATAGCCGATTAGATTATCACCTTCATATAGTATTTTAGTATCGTTGAGTTTGCGTCCTGTAGCGAAATCTTGGAAGATATACATAAGATGCGGTTCTTTAGATTGTATATATGGTTTCCACCATTCATCATCTATCGGGTAGCAGTCATCATCGAACAGAAATATGTGATCACAGTCGTCTAATAGTTCTAGGCATTTGTTTTTTGCTTGTGCGATACCAACATTGGTTTCAAAACGGAATGTGGATTGTGGACATGGAACATCTGATGCGTCATCGACAACAACAATTTTTGCGTTAGGTGTAAACTTTTTTATTTGTTCGTAAGTTTTTTTGTAAATATCAGGTCTGTTATGTGTTGTAATTCCAATTCCAATTCGTTCCATATCATTTCAAATTATAGTTGGTCAACCTTTGCTTGTGTCGCATCTGTATTGGACAATACCGCATCAGCGTTTGCACCCTTAGAGCCTGTGGTGTACGTCACCGCGTCATTCCATACTGCTGTTGAAATTGCTGCTGCATCACCCAATGTTTGTGGTGAAAGTTGGAAAGCAAGCGGTTGACCTTGAAACCAAATATCCAATGCAGAAATCAAGTTTGTTCCACCGTTCAAATCATCAACGTATGCTTCAACACCAGCGGTTGCACTCGCATTGATTGCCGTGAGTCTGATTGTTG